AGTTATCTAATGTTCCTGCCATACAGTCTTGAGCTAGGTGCCAGCCTTCGTGTCTAAGCGTTCCAATTAAATGCTTTGTGTCACGCATATATTTTAAATTCAAAAATACTGCGTTGTATTTTGTATGATATATTCCTTGGTCTCTAGGTCCAAAATATCTAGCTGGTGCAATATAGATTTCGATACCGAGGTCTGTAATTGCAGTTACCAGTTGCCCGAACTCTTCTTTGACAAGCTCTGCGTCTGGTCCTGTGACTATTTTGTTCAGTTGATTTTTATCTGTGATTTGAACAACATCTTCTTTGCACTCTCTAAGAATCATGCATCCTGTTGCATCAGGAGTAAAAAATTCAACTTTGGGATCTTGTGCATAAACAGGTGCACAAATACACAGTAAAGCTGCGAGTATTCTTTTCATAAACTTATATCTATCTGTTTCCTACTTTAACTATTTATCTTCGATGTTTTGAGGTTTTCTTGGCAACATCTTCTGGTTGTTTACTAAATTGTTTGCCCTTACGAATAGCAGCGCGTTTCTTAGCTGTAGATCTTGCATATTCCTTATCGCTCAATGACTCATGAGCTTTCTTCGGTAAGTAACGTTCACCTGTAGCGTTCTTACCTTGCGTAGAATTCTTGCCAGACTTGGTGCCCCACTCTTCTTTAGTCCAACTGTCTAAGGACTTTTGTGATTCTTTTTTAGGCATCAGTCTTTGTATCCTCCACCCTTGGCTTTGTATTCCTTAGCCATCATTTGCGCTTTACGTGCAGACCACTGGCCGGGCTTACCGCCCTTACTGCCTGCCTTGATTCGGTTAAAGATGGACTTACGCAATCCAGGCTTGGTGTAGTTACCAGCTTCGTTGACCCGAGACTTGGCTTTTGATTTTGCTTTTGACCTACTTTCGGCTGACATAGCTTTCCATTAGTTGTGGACCGTGGCTCATCCCACCTTTTGGCTGAGCTGGATACTGCTCAGGTTTCTTGGCACAACCCTGTCCAGGATTGACATAGGGCATCAACGCTTGCCCTGCCATACGAGTAGGGAAGTCGTTGTCCATTATTTGTTCTTCTTTTCAAAGTGCTTACGAAGACCTTCAGGCATTTTGGAGGTATCTGTTTTCCCTTCTTTGCCTTCCTTCTCTTTTACTTTGCTTTTAGCTTCTTCTTTTTTCTTCTCGAAGAATGCTTGTGCTTTTTCTTTAGACATTGGTATTATCCTTATTCTTATCTATTTTAACGTTTTGATCTTTCTTTTTAACTTGCTCTACACGTGATATTCCATAGCTAGCAAGCACTGTTGTTACGAGTGATGAAATAAAAGCAGCGTCAACATTTGATGCGTATCCTAAATATGTGGCAGTCAGCATCGCTAAAGCCCAGCTCAGCACTCCAGCTGGTACCAAATTTTTCATTAGCGACGTTAGGATATTCGGCTCTTCATCTTTCTCCATAATTTAAAATTAAAGTGTAGAATTGAAGCCCACAAAATGCGTCCTCTATTACTATTATTACTTATTCCTGCGCCTGTATTTGCACAATCTGTCACCCCTAATTTCACTACGGGTACGATGACGCAGACAACTACAGCTACTCAAACAATCACTGAAAGCATTGCTACAGAACGATTTGGCGGCACTGTTAATACTTGGAACGCGGACAATGTAGAGCCGGTTAGTATGGGAACTGGAGCCGCTATTGTTGGTGACATTGTTACTTCTGGCGAGTTCCACGTTGTTGATACAGCACTTCCATGGCAGTTAGAAATAACCAACCGTCCAGCAGGCTTAGTCGAAACGGTAGATACTACAAGAACCATTACGACAGATACGGTTACAAATACCTCCTCGGTCTTCTCTCAATAATTTTCTGCTCACCAGCTTACGCGAATGACTCGACCGCTGTTTCTGCCAATCCACAGGCAGCAATCACTGGGTCAGTGGCCAATCAAGCGGTGCAGATAAATCAAGGATCTCTTAGTACTCAGTCGTTTGGTACTGGTATTTATTGTAATGGCTCAGTCATTTCATTTACGCCATATTACTTGACGACTGAAAATTACGGTGGAACATATTCAAATAGCAATAACGCAGGTGCTCAGGTTTCGCTTTCTATACCTCTTGATGGTGGAGCTGTTGAGCGGTGTAAAGCGCTGGCTCAAATCCAACTTGAAAAAGGACGCTTGGATTACGAGCTAGTGCGAATAAAAGAATGTATTGGTATTTATGAGCGTGGTTTTACGATCCATCCCGACAGCGATTTTTACCCGATCTGTGCTGATGTGATGCCAATCGCTGCCTTGACCAGGACAGAGGAGGTGCCTTCTTCCGAAACTTTGCCAGCTTCTTCAGAACAATTTTAATCAACGGTTTGGCAATAGTGACGATTCGTTTGAAAACATCACCTGCAACCATTGTTGCTCCGACAGATACGACTGAAGCAGCACCTGCTGTTGACACGGCTGTCACTAGAATTTCTTGTTTTGGGACGGGCATCTCAAATCCACCAGGTAGTTCAATCGTTTGAACAGTTTCAGCTTCACGCTCCTCCCAGGGGAATGGCTGTACTGGCGGTGATAAAAAACGTACTTCATCTACCATATCCAGAACATCATCAGGAATACCTTCTTCTGGATCCCGCTTAGGTGGTTCTTGCTGCGAATTTGATTCCTCTTTATCTTCCTCGCTTGATTCTCCCTGCGGCGATGTTTGAGGATTCAGCGCAGGTATATCATCTCGATATACAGGTACAGTTTCCCACTTCGGTAATTGCAACTGTGGCATAGACAAGGGCATCCCTGGAATGGGGACCGCTTGTGGGAGCCCTACCGGTTCTGGAATCTTTATGTCCATTATTTACCACTTGGCTTTATCAGCCCAGTAAGCAGCAGACATCTTACCTTTATTAATGTTTTTACGATGACGTGCCTTGAAGGATGCACGCTTACGCTTCATCTTGTCTGATTCACCATCTTTTGGTTTACCAGCCGTCTTAGCACCTTGCTCACCGAAGCGAATAAGCTTTTCTTTACCACCTTCTTTAGCCAACACAACGTGTGACTTTGTTGGATGATCGGGTGTACGACGTGGTTTATTAGGGCTCAAACTATCTTTTAGCTTCTGCCCTGCCATACGCTGTTTAGCCATAGCAAGATATAACAGTCTCTATCTATTTTACATTGTCCAGAGGATCATTTTCTCCGGCAAGGATTGCCAATGCTCGCTTATAGAAAAACGAATCTGTTTTGCCTGCTTCTTCCAATGCTTCTTTAACTTTAACCCAATTCTCGAATTCAGTTTTGTCCATCGGTTGCTATGAGAAAGTCCATTTCTGCGTGCATTTGATCACTCAGTGTGCACACTTGAGCACAAGCACCGAGAATTAAGCCACGTTGATTTGGGGTCAATTCCGCAGCATCTTCAGCGTCTTCGGCTAGAACTTGTCCAATGTCTCCCAAGCACATAATGATGGCTGGAAGACCCCACTTCTCAATGAGATTGTGCATAACAGACAGGAGGGGGTTATCGCCCCCCTCAACAGCTTCCCAAAATGCTTGCCGTTCTTCTGTCGTCATACTGTTCTAACCGATAGCTGTATTGTAGGAATAATTATTAACCAAGGTTGGCTATAACTTATTCTTCTAACTTTTAAAATTCAATCGTTTATCAAACTGATTGAATGGGTGCGTACTTACCACCATCCATAACAATGAATCCGATGGGATCAAAGTCTGGCTGAGTTGTAAGTTCGTAGATGGAAAGCCCCTCTACGGGCTTGTTCGTACCATATTTACGGATCAATTCTTCTGTTTCAATGATCCTGTTTTCAGACTTGCAATAGTATTTCATTAGGAAGGTCCTGTAGTGAAGTAGGTGTAGTCAGATTCAACTGACTTAGCATTTGCTGAGCTGTACTCAACCTTAACTCGATACTGTGTATCTGCAGTTAGTGTTGGTTTACCTGCCCAAGGTGTAGCGCCATTTTGGCTAGCAGCAGGGCTATAGTCATCTGAAGTAGTCACTACAGTCCAAGGATCAGAACTAGAAGCTCTGGTCTCTAGCGTCCACGTGCGATAAGCAAGTGTGGCATCAGTGCCGCTGAATGAAGCAGTGCCAGCATTCGATGAGGTGAACTCAACTTCCGTAGGGCTGGGGCCATATTCAGTAATTTGACCGTTTGCATTAACCCTGCCACCTACAACAAAATTACCGCCATTGTTAACTTGAATGAC